CCGATGGCAGGTATGGCTGTCAAGATGGCAGCACAAAAGCTAGGGATGCCAGATGCCACGGCCAACGAAATAGAGGACTTGATTGAGCGAGAACCTGAAAAGGCTGTGTTGCTCAAAGAAGCGGATAAGGATTTCAAAGATCGTATCCGTGAGATGGAGATAGATCTTGAGTCATTCAAGACTGAGGTTGAAGATCGTAAAGATGCCAGAAGCAAGTTTTCTGGTGACATAACACCAAAAGTGTTTTGCATCTTGGCGTTGATACTGTATGGAGCGTATGTCATGGCAGTAACCATTATGCCACACGATCAGAATGACGAGACTATAATCAGCCTCGTCTTAGGCCAGTTAAGCGGTATTTTGGGTACTTGTGCTGCATTTTTCTATGGCGGTTCAAACGGCAAAGGGTAAGAGATATGTCTAATGGATTCTTATCAATGGGGCCAGACTATACTGCTGGCACAACTGCCTCAGCGCAAGGCAGTATGTTAGATGACATTCTCTATCAGATAAGCCGACCCGAGTTTAGAGACACAGAGGGCATGTTTGAGCGTGATGAGGCATTGTTTGACAATGTAGTAAATGTCCTAACGCAAATACAGAACCAGATACCTGAAGATCAAAGGGTAGATAAGGTAGCTGAGTTTTTGCGTAACTCTGGATTTAGCTCAGATGTTGTAACACAGGCACTGGGTATACCCAAAGAAGAGGTGAATGCCGCTCTGATGGCGGGTGGATATGATGCTTTAGGAAACGTATTACCAGAGGGTAATCTCACGGAAACAACAATACCACCAAGCACAATAGACGTAAGTAGTATTGATTCTGATCAACCGCTAGTTGGCCCATTACCGCCGTTGTCTCAAGAGACCATTGATAAGGCGAGAGCAGGAGATGAAGAAGCTCGTATTGCTGTTATTGGAGATGCAAATGACAGAGGCTTAACAGTAGGTCAGATGTCAGAAATTTATGGCAAAGATGATCCTAATTTCTTTCAAGAGTTGCTAAGGATACTTCGCGGAATGACGAACAACGCAGATGCAATCAGTATTCTTGGCCGACCAGAACCACCAGCAGGTACGGGAGACTTAAATGGAAGTGGCAATACTGGGGATAATAATCAGTCTAGTAGTAGTACTTCAAACAGCGTAGGCACTACAACAGCAACCACATCCACTACAAGTGGTACAAGTGGTTCAGGTAATACAGGCGCAACTGGGGCAACGGGTCCAACTGGGGCAACTGGAGCAACTGGGGCAACTGGGGCAACGGGTGAAAAAGGCGATAAAGGTGATAAAGGCGACCAAGGCGAACAGGGTATACAAGGAATACAAGGTATTCAGGGGTTGCGTGGAGAGCCTGGAAAGACCGGATTGTTGACGCTTGTTACCACGCCCCAGATTGTACCAGCCGTTATGTCAGAGCCAAGCAAGTTATTTGAGCCAATGTCATTTGAAATGAACAACGTATCACAATATTCAGGGCTAATACGGAGGTTGTTAGCATGACGTATTTAGACCTTATAAATAATGTCTTGCGAAGATTGCGAGAAGATCAGGTTGACACAGTAAATGGCACAGACTACTCAAGTCTCATCGGTGACTTGGTAAATGACGCAAAAAAAGTAGTGGAGAACTCCTTTGATTGGACTGCGTTGCGTGACGCTATAACGATTAATACAACTAGCGGCACAAGTGAGTATTCGATTACAGGCAGCGGTGACTTGGCTGTAATAAAAGATGTAATGAATACAACATCCCAAAAGTTTATGTATCAGCGCAGTAAATCGTATTTCAATAATGTTTACTACAACACAGCAGTGGTTGCGGGTTCGCCAGATTATTTTACTTTTATTGGCACAGATACCAACAAAGACTTAAAAATAAAGCTCTATCCTGAGCCAAATGCTGTATTTGCTTTGAGATTTGACGTAGTTGTGCCGCAAGCAGATCTTACCGCAGACTCAGATGTATTGTTGATTCCAAGCAATCCAGTGATTCAACTGGCGTATGGTATGGCATTACGGGAGCGCGGAGAAACAGGTGGGCAATCCGCAGCAGAACAATTTGCCGTTGCGTCTACAGCCTTGTCAGATGCAATTGCTTTCGACGCAAATCGTTATCCTGCGGAGCTTACGTTTCAGGTGAACTAATGGCGCAGAGACTACAAAGCATCACAATTACGGCTCCAGGCTTTGCGGGTATAAACACGCAAGACGCGCCGTTGGCCCAAGATCCTACCTTTGCGTCAGTTGCAGACAACTGCATTATTGACAAAGAGGGTCGCATTGCTGCTCGTAAAGGCTATGAGATGGTCTCATCAAATGGCAGCAGTGTATTAGGTTCTTCCGCTGGTATTGAGGCTGTACACCAGTTCCGCGATGAAGCAGGAAATACTAAGGTATTTACAGCAGGTAATAACAAGATATTTACTGGGACATCTACGCTGGCAGATGCTACCCCAGGTTCGTATACAGTATCAGCAAACAATTGGAAGATCGTTAACTTTAACAGTAAGGCGTACTTTTTTCAGAGAGGCCATGAGCCGTTAGTTTATTCAAACAGTGCAGGTGCTGTGCAAAAGATGTCAGCTCACAGTGGTGCATCTGGTACACCGCCACAAGCCAATGAGGTATTAGCTGCATTTGGTCGTTTGTTTGTTGCTGACTTTGCTACAGACAAATCAACAGTATTTTTTAGCGATGTCCTTGATGGCACAGATTGGAACTCTGGCTCTGCGGGATCAATAGATATATCTAATTTTTGGCCGAATGGCTACGATGAAATAGTGGCCCTTGCTGCACATAACGACTTTTTAGTGATCTTTGGGCAGGATTCTATCTTGCTCTACTCTGGCGCAGAGTCTCCTGCTTCAATGACGTTAGCTGACACCATATCTAACATTGGTTGTGTATCGCGTGATTGCGTTGTATCGACAGGTAAAGACCTGTTGTTCCTTGATAGATCAGGAATGCGAAGCATTGCAAGAACAATACAGGAAAAGTCCTCACCAATTGGTGACATATCAAAAAATGTAAACAGCGACATAAAATCTCTAATTGCCTCTGAAACCGGCAACATCAAGACACTGTATAGCGCAAAAGAAGCATTTGTTTTAGTTAACTTTCCTGCATTACAGCAGGTTTTTGTGTTTGATACGAGATTTCCTCTACAAGATGGGTCGCACAGGGCAACTACATGGACAGCCATTGCGCCTTTGAGTTTTACAAATCTAGCAGATGATACGATTTACTTAGGTGTTTCCACAGGTCTTGCACAATATGCAGGGTATGACGATAACAATGGAGCGTATCAATTAAGTTACTTTTCACACCCGTTAGCGTTTGGTGATAGTTCTGTTCTTAAATTTTTAAAAAAGGTAAATCTTACAACCTTTGATGGAGCGGAAGCACCCGTGGTTTTGAACTGGTCTTATGATTACTCAAATGCTTACAAAAAACAGGTGTATACGCTGCCAGCCAACAATGCAGCGCAATACAATATATCGGAATACAACACCACCGCAGAATATTCGGGATCTTTGAATTTGATAAACAGACAAAAAATAAATACGTCTGGATCTGGAGCTGTGGTGTCTGTTGGGGTAGAAAGCACTGTAAATGGTAAATCTATTGCGATACAGCAATTAAATATTCACGCACTTTTAGGAAGGATTGTCTGATGACTGATTACACAAAAACCACAAATTTTGCGGCTAAAGACGCTCTTGTATCTGGTAACGCTGCCAAGGTGGTCAAGGGTACTGAAGTCAACACAGAGTTTGACAACATAGCTACAGCAGTTGCGACGAAAGCTAATCTTGCTGGGCCAACATTTACCGGCACAACAACTGCGGCAAACCTTACGGTATCAACGACATTTACCGCTACCCTTGATGGAGGGACGTACTAATGCCACACATTTTAGGTTTAGAGCATAGCCTCGGTGGTGTTGCAAACCAAGCACTGGGCGCGTTTGGTCTAGGATCTGGGGGTGAAGGATTTTTTGGTAGTCCAGGCGCAGGTTTGATTGGCGCATTGGGTCAAAGTGTACTGACAAATCGCGGAATCGATGACATTGATCAAGCAAGACGGACAGCCTTAACAGGGCTTACGGGCCAACCTAGTCTGCCAGATTACGAGGGTGGGCTAATTGGCGAGGTTGAGAGGCAGTCTCAATTTAGGCCATTTACTGTAACTGGTACAAATGTGTTTGGACAGCCTTCTGCTGCAACAATTTCCAGAGAAGGAACAGAGCTTGCTCTAAGTCCACAAGAAGCAGATATACAACGCGCTTTGACAGGGTTCGGGCAAGGCGCGTTTGACTTTTTAAATGATCCTGCTGCAAGAGAGCAGGAACAGAGTGCATTGATCGGAATGCTGACTCAAGATTCAGGTCAAAGGGCAAGTAGAGAGGCAGATATATTTGCCAGACTTGAGGCTGCACAAGAACCGGCGAGAGAACGAGCAAGATTGCAGCTTGAGG